ATGAAAATAAAAATAGAAATACCGAATGGTACAAAGGGGGAATTGGTAGAAATCTATGATCCAGCGATGTTGCCACTGAATTTTGTATTAATTATCCAAGATACGGAATATGCACCAACAGACAAGATTGCCATCAAAGAAAAAAGCAGTATCTGCCCTTTTTTATATTATAAAGACGAGATGGGCAATATACCCAAGTCTAAGGTTGTAACTAGATGGAATAATGCAGTTGCTCGAGCATTTCCAGAAGATGGACAGCATTTGGGATATGAAATACTTGATGAATATGACATTATATTACCAACAGGGAAGACGATACATGTCAAACTCGTCAAGGATCAAATAAAAATCAGCCTAAACAATGGAAATGACGCCAGGCTGGTTATAAAGAACAATCAACCGGAGTGTGTATTATATCAAGGGGAAAATTATTATCCCCACGAACAAATTCCCGGGCATGAAAAAATAGAGGCAAAACCATTTGTAGGTATGCCCGCATGGGCTACATATGAAGACAAACATCCCGACCTCTCCGATGACCCTAACACGCCTATCATGTGCATACCCTATGATCCCAATGCCCCTACCCAGGGGGAATACAAAATAATGAACGACATGGTAAAAATATGGAATGATAAAATTAGAATTCATATAAAGAAAAGAGAAAACGAGCTCTTGGGATATTAATACATGAGATATGCAGTTGTCAAATTGGAGTGTATTGGTGATAATGAGACCTTTTATCCTACCCCTTGGGGTATGGTGAAATTGTTGCCATCGAGGGCATGGATAGCAAAGATTGTAGGATATGATTCCAAATATATATATAAAAGAAATTTCATTAAGGGAATTAAAGATTACTCTCATGCAAACAGCGTTGGCTCTAGAGGTGTCTATAAATATTATCACCTTACTGATGGATTATACGAAATCAAATCACCACAGAGTTGGAAATGGAGTGATCGATATTTTGCAAAAGTAAAAGAAGGGAAATTAAAAAGAATAACAGAAGAGGAATTGATAAGATGGTTGGAAGCGGAAAAAGACCATTAGGCATTAATGTTTACGATGTTGCAAAAAAACGCATCTCTTGGGTGTTTGACAATTTCGAGAAGATATATATATCTTTTTCCGGTGGTAAAGACTCTACCGTTATGACTTATCTTGTAATGGACGAAGCTATAAAACGTAATCGAAGGGTAGGTTTGTTGTTTATTGATTTGGAAGGACAATACAAATTAACAATAGATCATATTGTATATATATATAATTTATATAAAGAACATATTGAACCTTTTTGGGTTGCTCTCCCAATACACCTAAGAAATGCGGTATCCATGTATGAACCGCATTGGATATGTTGGGAACTAAATCGGGAAGAAGACTGGATACGCAAACCGCCGAAGCTCGCCATTACTGATCAAAAATATTTTCCGTTTTATAATTACTCTATGGAGTTTGAGGAATTTGTTCCTGCTTTCGGTCATTGGTATGCAGAAAACGATACTAAACTGACTGCCTGTTTTGTTGGAATTAGATCAGATGAAAGCCTTAATAGATATCGTACAATAGCTAGTAATAAAAAAACGTATTTTCAGGATAAAAAATATACTACTTGGTGTAATGGTACAGTTTATAATGTTTATCCAATCTATGATTGGCAAACAAAAGATATTTGGACATATCATTACAAAACCAAAAAACCATATAACCACCTTTATGATCTCATGCACAAGGCAGGATTGTCAATACATCAAATGAGGATATGCCAACCTTATGGAGATGATCAACGCAAAGGACTTTGGCTGTTTCATGTTCTCGAACCAGAAACCTGGAATCGTATTGTTGCCCGTGTCAATGGGGCTAATAGCGGGGCTTTATATGCCAAAGAAACCAGTAATATATTGGGCAATATAAAAATATCCAAACCCGAAGGACATACATGGGAATCCTTCGCAACATTGTTGATCAATAGTATGCCGATAAAAACAAAAGAACATTATGCCAACAAAATCGCCATTTTTATAAAATGGTGGGAAGATCGAGGATTCCCCAACGGAATACCAGATCAGGCTGAATCTGTGTTGGAAGCATCTAGAAAAGTTCCTTCATGGAGGAGAATCTGTAAATCTCTATTACGCAATGATTATTGGTGCAAGGGACTATCGTTTTCTCAAACGAAATCAACATCTTATCAGAACTATATAAAAATAATGAAACGGAGGCGACAAGAATGGGGACTCAGGTGGACATGGTTACAATAGAGATTGAAAATTTAACACGATTACTCTGCAACAAAATCAAACAACTAGATGAAAACGATAAGATATGTACGCTTAATAATATACGGCAAAAGTTACATGCAGTAAGCCCACTGAATACAGAGCCAGTTGATTGCGTTTTGTGGATTCCATCGGAACATGTTATTGCAAACGATTATAATCCAAATCAGGTAGCTCCACCGGAAATGCGTTTATTAAAATATTCCATCACCAAGGATGGATATACACAGCCTATAGTTGGATTTCAAAAACCGGATCACGTAGAAGTTGTTGATGGTTTCCATCGGAATCGTGTAGGAAAGGAATACCCAGAAATTAGAAAACGTATAAAAGGATACTTGCCCATAACATTTATTAAAAACCATCGATCATCAAGAATAGCCTCTACCATTAGGCACAATCGAGCCAGGGGGAAACATCTAGTTGAGGGAATGAGCGAGATAGTTCAAGAGCTTTCCCGGCGAAATTGGAGCGATAAGCGCATTGCAAAAGAACTTGGCATGGATCAAGATGAAATATTAAGATTAAAACAGATTACAGGTCTCACAGAATTATTTTCAGATGAAGATTTTTCGGAGGCTTGGGAATAAGCATAAAAATTTGAGGTTTTTTTTAACAAATTTAGAAAGGAGAAAAACAAAATGAAAAAGAAACCAGGGCGAAAACCGAAACCAAAAAAGGATAAATTGATGTTTCGTCCTGTAGGATTCATACCCCGGGAATGGGACAAAATTGACAAAAAGGCAAAAAATGCGGGATATTCCGGCGGCGCGGGATGGGTGAGACAGCAAATCAGACTGATGCTTGTCTGATTATCGCCTGTGAGCGCAAAACTCCCCTCCCCGTGTGTTTTTTTACATGGGGAGGGGAGACCTCTTCAGATTGAATATATTACCTAATTTAGGTACAGTTTTTTTTACGAGACCTGGAGCTCAAACACTCCTAAAAATTAATCCTCAAATTTTTATACTTCAAAAAGAAAAGGGCGCGTTAAAACGCACCCTTATTTTAATTAACTTTTTGAGCAGTTTAAGGCTTATAAGGCGCGACAGCGATCACACGCCCCTCCACCGTGGTAATGAAAACCTCATCAGCCTGGACGCCTTCCGGATATTCGACCGCAATATCCAAAGGATCTTTAACAGTTGCACCCGGATACACGGTTTCAGTTGTGTATCGCATAGGACAGGCACACCCAACCAGGAAAAACAGACTAATCAGCCCGGTAATAACAGTCGTTCTCAACGTTTTCTTTTTTCGCTTTTCCCGCGCCTGTTTGATTGCCTCCGCGGCACGGATAACAGCCGCATCTTGAGCTGATGATTTGATCCCAAGTTCATCTAACATACCACATACATCTTGAACCAGATCAGCGAAACCCGCGCCTTCAGTTCCGATTGCTTCCATAATCGCCTTTGTTTTCTGCTTGATTGCCGTTTTCGCGGGACCATCAGGAAGTGTTTCCACCACCGTAATAAATCCAGCCGCTGTTTGCTCTCCGACCATGTATGCCTTTTTGTATTGTCGCGCTTTAATCCATTTCCAGATTCCGAACCCCGCCGTGGCAATGTAAATAATTACTGGAGCTGCTTCAACCCCGACTTTAATACCTGCAAGAATAGCCGCTAAAATTTCCATAGTACCTTCTCCTTTCCCTTTTTAAAATATTAATGAAATTAGCTTCATACCATTAACCTCAGCCGTTAAGCTGGTTACACAAATCAAGACGATCAGAATGATAGCCAGGATAGTGAGAGACTTTTTCACGTTTTTGATATTGCACCTTTTTTGCGTTTCTTCCAGGAGCCTGATCCGGGTCATAATCGAGTCGCCGTTGGACTCAAAAATCTTTTTGTGGAGCTTTCGCGTTTCCTTGAAGTTTAGATACGTGAGCCGCTTGATTTTGTTCATCTCTTTTTGAAGTTCCAGGGTTTTCATTTAATATCTCCCATATCCAGCGTTTACTTTTTCCACGCCTGTCAACCAGACGATAAAATCTCCCACATTTACATTGAACCATGTGACCGGCTTGAATACAAAGACAGTTCGCAATGAATATTTTCCCGAGGCATTTCGGACAAATCCCATACCACCCGACTCCCCATCTATAGATTGAAAGCGTCATGACTTTTCCTCCAGTGCATTTCCATGGTATTCGATCACAATCTTCTCCTCGATCCCGCTCGGAAGGGTGAAATTTATAATAATCTTATTGACAGACAGCGCGCTCCAATACTGCATCACCATATTCGAAAAATACAGATAGTTCGCGCCCATAGCACCATAGCTATCAGGAAGCAGCCCCCGCAAAAAGGAAAACTGATTTTCCCCAAGCACCAAACCCGTCCCTTGGCTCGGAAACAAAAAATAATACCCGTATCCGGAATCATGATCATCAACCAACGCCTGGATCATCCCAGTACAGTCGATCACCCCGCTGACCTCCTGCTGATTGATCGCCCCGCCAATCACTCCCCCCTGCCCCACCATAGCAAACTCGCTCTGGTAAGGCGGCTTCGGATCATACGAACAAGGAGGATCATAATTCCTCGAATCCTTCTTCATCTTCATAAGGCTGAACGAAAAACTCTCTCCTATGCCGTCAATATCGTTCATAACTACGCCGCTATTCCATTCCTTATTCCTCACCCTTCTCCATGCCCCACTCAATTTAAATTCCATGTAGGCACTGTTTATAATTGTGCCTCTCGGCATCCGCTTCAGGATCGGACTCGGCTGAAAAAAAGTTGGCGTAAAATTAAATGCCGGCGCGATCTCCTCGTGACCCACAGCCCAAGACTCGTAATAATTGCAACCACAGTAATTTTGCGCCCCGGTCGACGCCCAGGCAAAAAACGTCGCCATCGCATTTGCGATCCCGCGATCCCCCTCATACCACGGAGATGCGTCGTCTGGCTCGCCACAATACCCGTCTGCGCACCAACCCAATATAGGGTTTAATGCGCCCCCGCTTACTAATCCATTGATTAATAGCCCAGGGCACTGCCCATAAAAGTCCTTATATGTCTGACATACTCCCCCCAGCGTATAATACAAATCCCCCTGTTCCGGGGTTCCGCATATCTCCATCCAACCGTTGGGATAAACAATCCCCCCCGTGGGAATGCGATTCCCAAAATAACTATGTGCCTGATACAATCTCGTTCCATTCCTTTTTTGAAAATACGCATTCGTCTTTTCCCTGTTAACGTGTGATCCTGTAATCCCAACCGCCCAACCTCCCCACACATTGTTGTCTTCCTCGTCACAAAAACGTGTGGTGGGCACCGGATACATCTGCCCCTCACCGCAAATATGCGCCCCCTCCCCCCTCTGGGGATGAATCTCGCACGTGTTCATTACCTGAATACATTTTTCCAGTTCGTTGAAGTATCGGGGAGATACTGAATTCAGCTGGAAAAATTTCTTCCCACGCCCCTGAAAGCAATACTGTTTTGAAAGATCAATATTTGCATCAACCCAGGATTTTTCAACCAGGACAAAATTCATCAAAGGTTTTTTGATACAGTTTTCATCAGGGATTAATGTCCAGGTGTGAGTTCCATCATTTTGAATATCGAAATATATATTAAAAGTTTCCCGCGGATCAAACCCGGCATTTCTCCGGACGGAAAATTCAGAGCCGTTGACAGCCTGCATTTCATCTTCAGGATCATAGATGATAAGGGCATCTCTCCAATTGCCTATATTCTGATTTGGATCAGTTCCACCTTCCCCAAAATTTTTCACCCCGCCAGGGTTTCTCCCAGGAGGCGATGAAGAGTCTTCTCCTTCATACGTTATCCGGAGGCGATCCCCGAAAGCCTCCATCGCGAAAACCAGCTTCCCGTCAAAATCCATGTAGGTATTTCGTTTTAGATCGAGACCGCTTTCAACCTGTGTGAATTCTTGTTGTGTGTCAAAATTATAAACGCTGAAAATTGCAGAGCTCCAGGGTCTTTGAATTTCCCAGTACCACTTATTTTGATACGGGGTATATTCAACCTCATCTTTGCGGATGGAAAGAATCCCGTTATCAGCCTCACCGATTGACATGACAGAAACGGTATAACTTGACGTAAAAACCCCGCGGAAACCGGCATCTTCCGCCCCCCAGGCTCCCCCGAAAAACCGGTAGGTCAAATCGAGCGAAATTGTGTCGTGTAGAATCCATCCGGCTCCGGCATTATACCAGGCTTTCATTTCCCCCGCTGCGGATTCTTCGAGCTTCAGGGTGACAACAGGAGGGAACGTTCCCGCGCCAGAAGAATAGATCATTCCATCCGGCTCCAGGCGATAACGTAAAACCAGGATTCCAGATTCATTATAATCCCAGGCAAAAAAAGGCGATCCGGAAGAAAGATCTTTTCGCCACATAAGTCCGCCAGCACCTTCAACCTTGCCGACCATAAGGCTTTGACTATGTGCGGAAAAAGGCTCTGGACGTTCTATTTCCGCAAAAGCCCCGGAGAAATGATCTTCCTCATGAGATAACCCTGACCCCGCACCCTCGAAAACAAAGGCTGTGGAAGGGGTTAAATCATACCCTGAGAGGTTGTATTCATAGTAGGTGATTAAAAGGCGATCGACATCACACCAATACTTATTGTCAGATTCCCTTTTCACATTCGTGGACGGAAAGACTAAACGCTTTTTTATGAGATCCGGAAAAAATTCCCCAAATCCCAGGCAAGCGTCAACAGGGTAATAATCTTCAGAGCTTTCCCAGGTCTTTTTTACCATTTGCCCCTGTTCAACCCCTGTATCTTCCCAGGCTATATTACCGTCATCGAACAGTCCGGAAGTCTCTCCGATTTTGATTGTTTTTGCTCCGGAGGAAAGGTCAAAAGCGAACCATTTATAATCTTCCGGATAAATTAGCCCCACTGTCAACAGTTGAATCCGGTTCAATGATTCATTTTGCCAGTTTATCCCTTCCGGAGGTGCTTCCTGAAAGGGGAGTGCTTTCGTGATTAGGAAACCCTGATTATTCCAAAGAAAAACATCTCCGATTTGAGCGCGGTGCGCTGAATCCGGTCCCGTGTGAGAATTAGGATCAGCATAACATCCGGGACCCCGTGCCGGTTCGGGAGTTATACAGACATTTCCTCCGGAAAGGTAAGGGACAAGCTCTTCCCAGGAATTCCCATAGCCCAAAACGTGAGTTTGAGAAAAATAACGAGTCCCCCGCGCACAAATGACCTTCCGATAACCGCCGCTGAGATCCTCAACAGAGAACACTTGACCAGTTACAAGATCAGAATCAGAATGAAGGGAAGGATGATTCCAAAATCTGATTAACAAGCTATAATCAGTCCCGTTAATATTTATGGGGGGATTCAATATTGTGGCAAAGCCAAAACTCATGAAAGCAATCCTCTGATTTCATCAACCTCTGCTTGTTTTGCCGGGGTCAACTTGGATTTTTGATAAATTCCAACGATCACAGACTCAGAATCATCTTGCCTGTTTTGCGTTCTACAATATCCGTGATTCCCGGTAGTATAATCATGTAAATGAACGTTCCCGATATTCCGGTATGGATACAAACGAAGGGCTTTTGTGAGGTCATTACTATCGTCATAAGTTCCCCCGTCCGGAGTCGATTTTGTCTTGTATCCTGGAACTTGAGCCGGGAAAAGTCCCTCTTTGGCGTTTAACATATTAGCCATGTCGAACTCATAACCGTTGCCGTCACGCCCCCAAAAAGCCCCTTTTCGTAGAAACTGAGAGGCTTCACCTGCTTCCCGCTGTCCACATACAGCGTCAAACCATAACTGTCTTTTTGGGTGACCAATACCGGAGGAAACTTCCGTGTTGAAAAAGCCAGCCATGAGGTGAAGGGAAGGGTTGTTTATCATGGAAAAAGTGAAGTTTGAATAATGCGCGCACCCAGGAAGCCCCTGAATGAGGATTAGAGAAACAGCCGTCCAGAGCCGGTTTAAATCATCACCGGTTACACAACTCCCCGCGGGTTCAAGGGTAAAATAAGGACATACACCAGGTTGAAAACAGTCATCTCGAAAATTCGCGAAAGCCGCTGAGATTTCAGGGCGTTCTTTTCCATCAGCCCCGATTCTTGCGTTACAGTAACATTCTGAATCATGGGTATAGCTTCCCGACCAATCCTTTCTTGAGTGCGCACAACGGCAACGAGTATAAAAACAGGGGTAATCATCATCACCGCAAACAAGGAAAATATACATTTCAATTTTGTCAAACCCCTCAGAAATAACTGAAGAAAAATCGAACTCAACTTCCCAACCGGAAGGGGATTGATTTGTTATTACGGTTATTTCTGACCAGGTGATATTTCGCTTTTGTGTGCTGTTATAAAGCACACAGGAAAAAGGAACCAGAGAACCAGTGTCAACCAAACCAGGATAAAGAACACGCCGTGAAATTGACCACTTCCCCCCCGTTAAATCCCCCGGTTCCAAGGTGAATTTACTCCGCCCCCAAAGCACAGTCGGAGTCGGCTGAATGAATGCCCAGGATTCAGGCGCGTTTCGATAGTACCAGAAAGTGATTTTGTACTTCAGCCCTTCCCCATAGATTTGATCTATGGGATATTTGGCATAACTGCAATTTTTTGACAGGGTAACAGTAAATTCACAGTTCGAGCCTTCCCCCACGTCCTCAATCTTTTCAATCCAGGGAGAATTTTTATGTTGTAAACAGCTAGGGAATTCAAATGTTCCTATAGCTCCAACGGGAAGGTGATGATATGCAGAATCCAGATTCAACCGGTTCCCCTCATCCCCCCCGTTCCCGATCCAGTCTGGATTGATTGAAGAAACCCCTTGTTCCAAACATTTAGGGTTCGGACCGTAAAGCCGGAGCTGATTCTGGTTTAAGTTTGGGTCATCAAGTTGGGTTTGAAGGATTTCATATGTTTGAGCCTGTGAAACGTTATCAGCCGTCCAGTCACGGTTGTAGAGAAGATTACGATTTTCAACCCCGTAAAATATCCGAGACAGGATAAACACTGCATTGACCAAGCGGAGATTATCCTCAGTCAAAATCCTATATTGAGGCGCGATATAATGTTCCGGAGGAAATTCCGGGGGAGGCGTAAAAAAAACCTTTTCAGCTGGGTCATGAGTCGCCTTTTTTGCACAAGATTCACATAGTGAAGGAACCTTTGATTTGAGTTCCAATTCATCCAAAAGGGGAGGAAAACAAAAATTTTTCCGTCCCCCGGAAAGCTCCGACGCGGCAACCTTCGTGTAAGGTAAAATATCCCCCTGAAATGTGTCTCCTGCTCCCATGTTATCCTTGATCCGTACAAAATCCAATAAATCCTGTTATTTCTAACTGATAAGTGATTGTTGCTCCTTCACCGCTACCTCCACCGCCCCCACAAGGGAAGCGAACCAGGGCAACAGACCCATCTCGATCAATGATTTGAACTGAGCCAGAATCCCCGATCGTCAAAAAATTGTTCCCTTCCTCAAGGGTTCCATAGTACCCGTCGCCACCGTCTGTTTCAGCCCAACACATACCGGCGATAACAACGCTTCCCGCTTGATCTGAAGGGATTTTTTCAAGACAGACGGCAATTATATCAAGACAGTCTGTTGCGTCTGGAATAGCCACTTCCAGGACGGTTTGAACCTGCTTCGATCCATCAGAAAGGGAACTCCCCCGAACAATGCAAACGTCATGAAGGTTCAAATCTGTCTCTCCTACATTTTGAGCCAACACAACGATTGCCGGATGTACCTCAGATTGAGCACCTCCGGCGAGATTAGCAGATTCATTGACCAGGCGAATAATATCATTCATGGTTTTTGCTTTTATAGTTTCGCCTTTTTTTACGCGTTTCATTAGGGTCCCTTCAATCCAAAAGAATCAAAATCCAGATCTTCATATACTTTTGCGATATGAACAGATTTGATCAGGCGTTTCAGTTCCCCACCGGCTGTTAATGTTTGATGTTGAAACCATACGTAATTCCAGGGGTTGATTGTTAGAGGTCCGACAGTAGAGCCATCAGCCAGGGTAATGACCGGGGTTGTCTGTATTTTTCCGATCAAAAAATTATATTCAATCAACCAGTCATTTGTCCGAACTTTATTGATAGCCGCTCCGATAAATAACACTTCTCCTGGAGCATAACCTTTCCAGTTTTTTGAATTCACATGAGCCAAGCGCGCTTGTATCGCCGCTTGAGCTGCAAGGAGTGTGTCATCCTCCACATGACGAGTCACTTTGAGGGACATGGAAGGGCGATAAACGTCCACCCCGTCAACGTTGTTACCATTGACACCGATAGCAACCCCCACATCGACACCGTAGTTTGTTTGATATAATGGATCGCTGACACTGTTTATATGGGTTTGTTGCGCTGATAAATCCCATGACCAGGTTTCACCGTGTTCATTCTCTATATTGTAGATGTCTGAAGAACGATAAACAATCGTCACGAGAGAAAATTTTGTACTGTAATATTGAGCCTTTATTTCTTCGATCTTCGCCATGTCAAACGTGGTGTGAGGATCCCCCAACTCAAAAGGCGCGGGAAGCGTTGACACAAGCCCGATTTGTTTCAAAACTTCTTCCGGAACCGGATTATCAGCCAGGAAAACCCGCGTTATCCTGATCCCTTCCTCAGTCTGTTCAAAAAGCCCTGAGTCATATTGCTCTTTCAAGATGAGTGTCATTCATACACCGCCTTCATAGATACAGGATTCTTTTCAATTTTTAACAATGATTGTGAGATTTTTTTCAGCTCTTTGAGTTGGTCTCTGCTTATTTTTTGAGGACCGCCTAACATTTCACTCATACGTCCCCCAAAGAACCCAACAACACCCCGGCTTGTTTTATCTTCAGGCACAGTAGGGAGCATGGGAGGGGTAATTTTATATTTTGACAGGTCAACCCCTGAATAAATACCGGAAAGCGTACCCATAAAATCTTTTAGGATATTGGTAAGCTCCGGCTTTCCTTTGTTGCGCTCCTTGATCGCTGCTTCAAAAAGTTCATTTGCTTGAAAGGCATTCCAGGTGAACGCCTGAACTTTTTCATGAAGATCGTCAAAAAATTTTACCTTCACTTTGGGAACCTTGTCAACAAGACCCTTGAGCTTTTGAGCGATCCCTTGATCAAACACGCTAAAAAATTTAGCGAAAGATTTCATGATTCCTTTCATCCAGTCTTGAATCACGCCAAAAGCCTTGTGTGTACCATCAACTACAAAATCAATTATACTGATAAAACCCAGGGAAAGGCTGTTCTGAATTGTATAAACCCAATCTGACAGGGTTTTGTCGAAAATGGTAAAGCCATTAGCCAGGGAATCCAAAGTACTATTCACACCGACATCAAGCACACCCAAGGAATCAAGGATTGACCCCACTGCCACAACGATTGTTGCCGTGAGTCCTGTGATAACTCCAGTCGTAAAGATTAAGGGGGAGGTTGCCGCCATTAAACCCACGCCAACCGCCATAAAGGTTCCTCCCAAAGCAGTCAAAGCAACCCCCACCTTCCCAAGGGAAGTGATAATTTGGGGATGTCTGGAGAGAAACCCCCGGAGTTTTACATTTATCATTGTGACTCTATCCATGAGATTTCTTAATGTAGGAGCGAATCTTTGAGCGATCGTCATGGAAACACCCATGAGAGAAAACTTTAACCTGGTAAAAGCATCCTGCATATCCTCAGCCAAGGTAAAATCAACATCACCCGTTAAAAACGTGTATTCGTTTCGAAGTTTCTTGATAGATTCAGCTCCGGCGTTAAAAAGTGGAACTAGGTGAGTTCCAGCCCGCCCAAAGATTTTTTGAGCCAGGGCGGCTTTTTTTGATTTATCCTCAAGGTTTGAAAGGGCATTAGCTATTATATAAAAATGCTCTTCAGATTTTTTTCCTTTTAAATCTTCCGTGGAAACACCAGCATCAACCAAAGCATCAACGTATGTTTTCATACCCCTTTCAGCATCATAAATACACTGTTGCATCTTCTTAATTGCGCGCTCTACTGCGTTCAGCCCCGCGCCGGTTATCTCGGAAGCGTAACCCAGCTCGCTAAATGATTGTGCGGATATTCCCGCGCGCCTTCCGATCTTTGCGATATTATCTCCGTATTTCGTAAATTGTTGAACGCTTTTTGTCAGGGGAGCCAGGATAGCCAGCCCCGCAGCGGAAAGCCCCGCACCCAGTTTCAGGAGCTTTCCCCCAAAAGCTGACAGCTTGCCCTGAGCCTCCTTTAATTTGGTTTCTAAGCCTTTTAAATCAGCTCCTATTGGTACGTAAGCCCCTCCCATTTTTACAGCGTCAGCTAAGCCCATTTAATCTCTCCTGAAAGGATTGAATTTCTCTGGTTTTGTTTCGCCTCCAAAAAGGTTCGATATAGCCGCGATAATGCTTGAAGTATGATCCCAGTCCTCCCGAGATTTCGCCATGTACGACAAAAAAAGCTCTTTAGGTGTGAGACTGTTATCCGGATCAAGACCAAGGCAGATAGACATCTCAATCAAGTCTTGGATTGACCAGGGGTTCCCGTCTTGTTCGGTATCTGAGGGTTTAGCGGAAAATCCTCACTCTCAGGAAAGGCATCCGTTAAAGCGTTAATAAAGGCATCCATAGCTGATTCAAAAAATATTTCCGTTGTTACTCGATTAGTATAAAATTCCTTTTCTGTTACCTTCAATGCCTGTGCTAAATGCCTACACGAATACCACAAACACCCGATCATTGATCCGACATTCATCTCTGTAAAATTATAAAAGTCTTTCAACTTAAGATCATTTGCCCGGCACATATCACGGAGAATAAACATATTTATCCGACACACCCAAGTTTGACCGGTTGCATCTTTAAATTCGTGACTTTTTACGCTCATGATAACGCTCCTGATCCTGTGATTTTCATGGTAATCGTGACGCAGTTATCAACCGGGACTGATACGTGCCATTGTGACAGGTATCCGGTTCCAGTTTCTGACAATGCGCCTCCCCCTGTTTCAACAAAAACCACATCCAACAACGTCCCCGCAGCAAATGCACTCTTCAGGGTAGGAATAATAGAGTCATCCGTGTCTCGAACGATCTCTATTGTATTAGTTTCCCAGGAGTGCAACCCAGGATCGACCTCTTTATTTCCCCCAGAATTTTTTGTTGTGACATCGTTCATCTCTTTATCCCGGTTTATCTCAACGCCCTTGTGCCTCAACAGCTCACTCCCCCCAAGTGAGAGAGTGCAAACATACCCTTTTACCGTTGCCATTTTTTACTCCTTTTCGATTTTCATTGTTACTGAGATTATATAATCCACAAACCCCAGATCGTTCAGTTCCTCCCGCGGGAATTCAGCCTCGATGTGGGGAACAGTATAACCAGTTACGGAAGCATTATCCATATTTCGATTGATCGTTTCCCATATCTTGACAGCCACAGATTCACCCCGCGCCAGGGTTTGACTTCGCCCCGTGTGTAAAGTTACGGTAAGGGATACATCAGCCCCGAAATTCGCCTTGTCATAAAAGGTTGGTCCCCCGTCCAATTTTATAGTTACACACATTTCATGCGCGTCATCCGGCGGTTCCGGGAGTGTAAAAAGCGCGGGTTCATTGGTTCCTGTATAAACTGACAAGGATTTTGTGATTACAGGGGTGTTCAAGATGTCATAAATTGCCTTTTTTACAGTTTTCATCTTGACATCCTCCAACGGTTTAATTTTTTTCCTTCCGGAGTTTTTGAAAGAGATTTCCCTTTCCATAGTCCCGGAAATTTCGCTCTCACTTTTTCAAGCGCGGGTTTCATGAAAGGATGTGCCGCCATTCGGGAAGTTCCCTTTTCTAAAGCCCTTCCGTAAAACGCTTCCCTTGTGGGTCCGGTTACAACCAAACCGGAGCGATCCCTTCCGGTTCTAATAGACTTCTTAAGTTTCTTGGTTCGGCTTTTGGGAGGCTTGCCAGGCTTTGACGCTTTCCCTCGATATGGACGCATTGACTTTTTTGCTTGCCGCTGTGTCATGTAGCCAGCTTCCATCAGGGGAGTAAGAGACGCCTGTTGAGCCGCAGTCAATATCCTGGACCTGAGAATCTGAAATTTTAGTTTGCGGAGCTGTATCACTGGTTAATCGGTCTCCTTACAGGTTGTAAATGAATCAATTTGAAAGGTTTCCCCTCCACCTCTTCAATTCCTGTCACCCGGAAAAGTTGAGATGTTACCGGGATTCCGCCGCCACTGTAACCTCTGGCAGCTGGAGTTGAAGCGTTAACGGTTGCCAAGTGTGTCAAAAAGCCTTGACTTGTAGCTGTAGGAATAGCCGCGAATACAGAGCCTTCACTGACAACCGTTTTTACAGAACTTCCAGAGCCTTCAGCCGGAGAGGTTGACGCGGCAATAACAGCCGAAATAAGCGCAATATTTTCCCCCACGCCGGAGGCTAAAGTTTCAGCAGTTTGAACATTGCCGGAGGCTTTTCTGGTTAAAGTTCCGGAAGCGGAAGCTTCAGAAATCTCCGTTGAGATATCACTATCGGAAACACACGTTTTCTTTCCGGAGCCGGAAGCCAAAACCACCAACGTTTCAGCCAGGACGTCACATAACAGAGTGAGTATCGCTTCAGCCGTTGCTTGAGTAATCGGAGCTGAAGCGTCAACTGAAGCTGTATATTTTTTGTAAAGTTTTCCGGAGCCAGAAGCGATTGAAGCGGAAAGAGTAATCGAACCGGAAGCGGTCACAACACCAGGCGAATAAGACCTCCCACTTCCGGAAGCTATCGCCACTGAAACAGTAGCAGAAGCAGAAGCCGTAACAACACCGAAAGACGCCCCCGCGCCGGAGGCTGTCACAACCTCACAGGTGACACTTGCCGACGCGGATAAAGCCCGGTTTGCGCTTCCTGAAGCCGTAGCCGCGGGAACAGCTTTGTCAACATTACTGATAATGGTTTTTTTAGCTGAAGCAGCACAGGTAGCAGGAAGGGTAGATACTGAAATCTCTACAGAGTAGTATCGATCAGATATGAGATAATCCAATCCTGTGGAAAGTAAGTTATCAGAATCGGAATCAATTAAATATGTTGTAACAGGTCCCGACATTTTCTCTCCAGGAGGAAAAGTCGTTCCCTGTTATGCCTCATCAATATCCTCTTTGAACACGCGCGAGAAAAAGGTGTTATTCTAAATCGACCTCTGCGTAAGCCTGGAACTCGTTTTCCAGACGTCCTTTTGCCGCAAAGTTTAAACACTCCGCTCCCTCGGGCAAGTCATATTCAAGCCGGATAAAAACTCCGAACGGACAAGGACTTTCCCCTTGAATGCCAACCGGTTGCAGTTTTTCAATTTTCCCGTCCCTTTTATAGTATAACTGGTATTTGTCAACAACCGCCGTTTCTCCTGGTTGTGTTGCCATAATCCTCAAGGCAAGGCTCCCTAGTTTTACCCGGAAGGGTATAGATACAACCTCGGATTTCGTTTTCGCCTTATCCCATAGGCTCCCGATCTGCCGTAACGTGATAGTAGTCCCATTGCCAGCCTCATGGATTTCCTCGATAAACAGATCAATGCAGGGATTGTCAATCTGCACATATGATCCGTTACAACAGATATACCCATGATGAACATCAACGTCATAGTACATTGCCCCATTTGAGGTAGCTGCGCTTGTTACAGGATTTAGGATTAATCGATCCTTGACGGTCAGGGTTTCCCCGCCATCGCCGAACTCGAAATCGTTTTTGCAATATCCCACATTCCCGTCCGTCCTGAAGTACACTTTCGCTGTGTGGGATGAATCATAAATCAGCAGCTCACCGTCCCCATCAGAATCATTACCAATGATGCTGAGATTACCTTCTGCACTGTCTCTGATATACATATATTGACTACCGCCTTGCATATCAAACACTACTCGCCCGTCCACGTGTAATGGATAATCCATGTCCGTTTCCACGATGCCGAGTTTTGCAAAATAACCATATTGGTTGCTATCACAAATCGTTGTGTCACCGATTTTATAAGCAGTATCCGCCAACACTGTGCCGCTCGTGTTGATGTCACCGCTCGCATTAATCCCGCCAGTTGCAGGATTGTTGGCGGTTCCCGTGCGGAGAGAATCCGCAATAAATATATCGTCTGTTTTCAATACATTAGACGCCCCACGGTACAGATTTGTGTCATATGTCGGGCTCCCGGGAACGTCTTCCTGCCAGCCGAATTCTAATTTACCGGATGTACCGCTTGTCCACTTTAAAAACAATTCGTCAATGGTTGCCACATCTCCGATTTCAACATCATTAATAACGGTTAATTCATCTCCGATTGTGACATCACCAGCCACATCCAAAGATAATGTTTTTCTCTCGGTAAAGGTTACGTTGCTATTGCCAACACCCGACCCCACGCATTGGCTATAATAAACCGTTGTATTTGATCCATCACTATTTTGGAATAGGGGAGCTGCTCCGTTATCATTATAAAATTCACAACCATAAAGGTAAAGGTTAATAGTAAGCCCGCTATCTTGTGATCTCATTCCCGGATACGAACTCCCCGTTATAAAAGTACTATTATATATTTTTGTTGTTGAGTTTCCCGATCCCATCCAAAGACCACACCCCCCAGAAACCTCAATCAGGCAATCAAACATTTCAGACGTTCCACCTCTCACACTTATTGCATCCGTCGTCGAACTTATCGAATCGGTATTGATATAACAGTTAGACACGCACCCGTTATCAACAATAAGGACATCTTGAGCATGGGAAATCAAATCACAGTTTTTAACAAGCCCCTCCCCCGACATATAAACCGCAACAGAAGGATAAGAGCTCCTTTCATTCTCAATATAAAAATTCCGTAATTCCCCGTTCGTTATCCTCACAACATATCCAGTTTGAGCATTTACTTCATCCCAAGTCTGATCAGATACTATCCTACAGGATTTTCGATCAATGCCCACAAGGGAAACATAATCTTTACATGTGATCTTTTCATCATACGTTCCCGGATAAACAAAAACCGTATACGTATTGGTCGAAGCCGCATCGCTGATTGAATCAATCGCCTCCTGTATCGTCGTATAATCCGCCCCGCTCTCTGCAACCGTCACCACATTTGCCGGATTCAAGCCCACATCAGCCAGCCCACGTGATACCCAGCTTGTCCCCGTACCAGAAAAAACAGCAACATCAGAGGTTGCCCCGGTGTCATAGTTCGTGACGTTGACTCGCTGCGAGATATCTGTTTCCGTGAACTCCTGGAAGGTTCCATCTGCATCACCGTCCAACTTCAAGGATTTAGCCTTATAGGTAGTTAAACCCCACACGGATTGAATCAAAGCAAAAATAATCAAAATAAGAAAAAATTTTTTCATAGATTCCTCCTATCTGAAATAAATTACAACATTGATATCAGCATGATCCCCTGAACTGTGAATATGCAAGTATAAATACTCCGAACTCGTGTCAATAAAAATTGACCCAGTTGCATAAACAGTTCGATCCGTCCCGGAGCCGGTATTTGTCAGAGTTGCGTCTATATTAGACGCTCCACCGGCTTCATATACCGCATCACTTGCCCTCACAGTAGTTTGACCGGTTAAACCGGTATAAACCCCGGCGTCAAGCAAAATCCCCAGGATGGCAACGGAAGCCCCAAAAAGCACCATCGGCACTTTGAGCCTGAAATCAGCAGCGAGTGTTTCTTCTGGCACACCAGGGAGATAAAGAGACAGAGATTTCACTCTATTAGGAAGAACGGCTTTTACCGGACTCCCGTTACCATCAAGACATACGATATGAGATTGACTTTCATAATCATCGGTAGGCATGTTATCGCCGGAAATCTCGCTTTCGAAATCGGTGGAACCTGATTCAGCGAAGGCGAGACCACCATCTGTTTTTGCCTGCAAAAAACGATCAGGCATGATTTACTCTCCTGAAGGTTGCGTTAAGACCAGGCTGGTAATCTCTTGTTTCTCTCCAGCTGCGACAACCAGAGACGTCACCTCAACATCACCGCCACCGCCTACTGTAGTAACAGTCAAGGTTGCAACCACTGTCAAATCGTCTGATTTGAGAAGAACAGCATGGTCAATGGTTCCTCCCGTGGCATCTGAATCATCGGTAATGGTATTAGCTGTAATCGCGCCATTCACAGCAGCACCGAACGCCGTCGCGGAGAGCGCACATTTTGCGACCTCATTGTCCCCAGCTGTTCTTAATTCCAGATAACCATTATCACACAGATCTCCAAGGGCTTCAATCATTGCATTACGAGATGCAGTTTCGAGAATCATAAAATCCTCCTAATATGGGAATTGTAAAATATCACCAATTCGTATATCTTCCGTGGGAGGAACCGATAATAGGGTTTCCCCTCCCACACGGAATAACGTGATATCACAATCCAATGTTACACCTTCCCCTAAGACCTCGTCAAAGCCTCCCATCCCGTCAGGCTCTTTGGCGGGATGGTAGACTTGACAAGAATTAACTTGAACATCTTCAGAGATCACGTCTCCGAAGAGTCCAAACAGCTCATTTCTTTCAGGGCTTGACATCAATATTCTCCGTACACGGTACCGATTACATCCGCACTCGTAGGAAGCCAGTTTGACGTTGACGTGGCTTTGATCCCGATCACATCTCCCGCGCTAACTGTGTGTGTGTCATTCACAACAAATGTGACAGCATACTGGTTTGACGGATCAATCACAGCTTGAAGCCCAGTAGGGGTTCCGTCAATCGTGACGTCAAGAGTAAGGCTCCCACTGGTACACGCTTCAGACGAATAAGCGGTTATCCCGTATATCGAACCAGCCACAGAAGCAACATTCCCCTGGAAGGAAGTTCCGCCTTTATCCGCACTCGGATCCATTCCCCAGGGTTGAGCGTTTTGACTCGCGGCAACGTCATAGTCAAAAAAGGAAATTTGGTAAATCCGGGTTTCATCATACCCGTTGACATCCCCGGTCAAGTTACCCGTGACGTTACCCGTAACATCACCTGTCAAGTCACCTATGAAAGTCGTTGCCGTGGAAGTCGTAACGTTACTGGTATCACCCGTAAGATTCCCTGTAACGTTGCCCGTAACGTTGCCCGTGACATTTCCGGTTAAATTTCCAATAAAAACTGTGGCTGTGGAGGTTGTAACGTTACTGGTATTGCCCGTAACGTTGCCCGTGACATTTCCGGTTAAATTTCCAATAAAAACTGTGGCTGTGGAGGTTGTAACGTTACTGGTATTGCCTGTAAGATTTCCTGTGACATTGCCCGTGACATTTCCGGTAACGTCTCCTGTTAAATCTCCCGTCACATTCCCAGTTACGTCCCCCGTCAAATTTCCTATAACAGCCGTTGCTGTAACAGTTGTAAAACTACAAGAGTCACCAGTTATGTCACCCGTTATATCACCGACAATCCCGCCGTCTGCCTGGATGGAGCAATCGGCTTCAAAGGCTCCAGTGGAACGGATCACAACATCATTTTTAAACATTGTGTTTCGATCTTCCACTTTCCAGTAAATCCCTGTGTCATACGCGACAACTACAGCCACAACAAAAAGGAGAGCTGTTAAAAGTAACGAGATTTTTTTCATAATAACCCTCCTTCCTTTAGGCATAAATCCCGGTAATAATTTGACCTTGACTCGCGTTCATGATCTTGATTTCCGTGTCCATTCGAGCACGGAGCACCTTCCCACGAACGGGATTGGAACCGTAGCTCTCCACCGTTGCGCCGATTGTTGAACCATCAGCCGCCCAATGTAGAGTTCGAGCCATCGAGGGAGTTGCAGGGTTGCGATCTCCCGGAGGCGCGATACGGCATAACAACGCCTTCTCATTGCTCCAGATATCCGCAATGACAACATCCTTATCCGGCTTCGCCGTGTTACGAATCGCATCGGCAACAAAGAAATAGTCAATGTCAAACACTTGAGCCAGAACCGTCGGAGTAATATCTGAAGCCTTAACAGCTCCCCCGGCTCCCTGTGAGGCGATACGGTCAATGATTTTCGTATTGTGGCGGAGATGCATCGAATACACGTTCCAGGTAACCACCATACAGTTCGGTTTGTATCCGCACCGATCCCGCATGGTTTTTTTGTTGTTGTCAACATCGGTAATAGGATCTCCATCTGTGTGATTTTTCCAGGTAGCTCCGCAGGCTGCGTTTTGGATTGCATCAGTATCCATTACCGTGTCAGCGATTTGTTTTTCCCGATCACGAAGCACAATGTCACGGGAAATTTCAGCTGACACGAGTTCCGCGTCAAAAAAGTTCGCATACACCGCCTTTAGGCGATCATCGACAGGAATTTCAATCCCGGTTTCCTTACATGAGAAAGAATCCGTGTCAAAATCCCATGCGACCCTTTGATAGTCCCCGCGGGAAGATCGACCTAACCCCCCCTCAGGATTAATCAACAGAGACCGAAGCGGGATTATAGGGAAAGGTCCCCCGGCTAACCCCATTTCTAGAGGCACGGCAACCTTTAACCCGATAAATCCATTTCGTGCCATTGCCAGATCAAGCTCCGATAAAGCTTGACCCAACTCGGGACGATATGAATAGACAGTAGTTCCAGGCGAAGGATACATAGTTTTCACTCCTTTTCTTTTTTTTTGTTCCTTGTTATCCTTCGTCTTTGTTATGCTTTATTCAGATTTTGGAATTCCATAACCTGACAGATACATTCCTTCGAAAAGATCACCATCTGTGCTCGCTGAAGTTAATGCAATTCCGATCTTATAAGCACCTGTGGCTTGAGATCCAGAAACCTTCCCGTTAGCCGCGGAATAAAAAGGATTTCCAGCTGAAATTGCACCTGAAGCAACGAAGTGGCGAGATCCAGAAACATTCCGAAGAATCACGCCTGAATTTGCTTGATTAGCGGCAACAGGAATATCAATAGTACCGATCTCAAGATCATCCAATCCCGCCAATTCAAGAACACCAGCAGGGAGTTTTACACGAATACCGCGAACCCTTGCGGTGTCACCATTTGTGAATCCCCTTGTTCCAGCATTTATAAGAGACATAGGTTTACTCCTTTCCTTCATGAATTTTTTGATTTAATGCGACCACGAACGATTTATGAACGTCAGGGTAATCGAGTGCAATTGCCCGATTCGCTTCGCTTGTGGACATCCCCTGTTTTTTGAATTCACCCTGGAGATGTTTGAACGCTAAAATCGGGTCAGCCTCATCCAGGGTTTTTCTCCCCACAGGCTTTCCTGGTAAACAGCTAACGGGGTCAAAACCAAGGCTTCGCTTTTGTTTTTGCGCTTCTGCCTGCGCTTTTTCCTGCGCTTCAATCTGCTTTTGCTGTGCCGCGATAAAGGCGGATTGTGCCTCCACAACAGTAGATCCCGCTTTCACCTGAGCGAGAACGAAATCAGACGACGCTCCAGGACACGCTCTTTCCAGTTCTTCAATGGTAGCTGTTACGGGAGCCTCTTTTTCTTTCTGATTCATAATTACTTCCTCCTTTCCATCAGTTTTCATATCAATTTGAGCTGATATTTTGCTTCTACTTGCCGCCTTCAAAACTTCCTTGAAGGTCTTTACTCCATCAGTGAGCCCGACTTTTTGAGCTTCTTTTCCAATCCATACGCGCCCATCAGCCAGGGGACGAATCTCTCTCAAAGATAATCCGCGCCCCTTAGCGACTCCGAAAAGAAAAAAATCATAGAATGAATTGACAACCTTTTGGAGTTCCTCCAGCTGTTCCGGAGAAATTTCAGTTCCAACAGTTCCCGCACCCTTGAAGTCCCCGGTTGTAATCAAATGAACTTTGATCCCCATTTGTGCAGCTTGCATTGAGTAATCATACACAGCAGAGAAAACACCTATAGAACCAACCAAAGCCGTTGAATTCGTATAGATTTTATGAGCCTGAGAAGCAATCCAGTAAGCCGCTGAAGCACCGGTGTCCTCAATGAACGCTAAAACGGTTTTTTGCTCCGCTGCTTTCTGTATCTCATCAGCCAGGTCTTGTATTCCAGAAACGGTTCCACCAGGGGAATCAATATTCAAAATAATTGAAATGACATCAGGGTTTTTCACCAGGGAACGAATCACGCTCCGGAGGCGAACCGTAGAAGTGGAATCACCCAGGGAAGTTTCAGCTTTCATAAGAAGCCCTTGTACCTGGACAACTGCGACCCGCTTTCCTTTTTGCCCTTCCGCGGGAAAAGTATTAAAATATCTGTCATCATTATAAGCGGCTTTAGGCACGCTATTTATATGAGAAATTAAATCCATATCCTTCACGCTTGAATACATGGATTTAATCACATCTGGAAGAATAGCCCACAACCCGAAATAATCCATAATCCGCGGAAAACTATTCTTTAGCTGTTTCGGTAGATTCAACAGGTTGTTTGACATCTGAGCCTCCTTTAGCCTGATATTTCCCGGTTATAATCTCGCGCCAATCTACATTAATATCGGGGAATTCTTTTTTTAAATCCTGAACTGCCTGCATCGCCTTTTGTATTTCCTGAAGCCGATCCTGCGTCCTTATCTTGATGAACTCTTCCCATTCCCTTCCGTATCGCTCTTGTTGAAGCTGGGAGGGAGAGATCATACCACCATCAAGCCGCGCTTGATCCGCTTTCGCATCCTGAAGCGGTTGAATGTATGGATATTGAGGACGCCCCCAGGTGTGATTAAACAGCTTATCTTGAAGCTTCAAATAATACGCGGCGATCTTCGGATCAAATCCGGGGGAATCTTGCTCAAGCCAAAAATTCAGAAGCCATTTGTAATAGGGGCGACAAATTTTCCCTGTTATAGAACCTTGATTCGATTTAAATCCGATCCGTGCCTGATCTACTACACCCCGGTAGCCTGAGAAATTTGTTTGCGAAGCATCAAGCAAAACCAGGATGAGCGGCATCCCGATCGCATTACCGATCAATGTTATTAAGAGTTTTACGTGTGAAAAATATTCCGGGTTCGGAATGTTCGGTGAAAAACCAGAAATTTTCTCCCCAGGGCGCCCAAAAATTTCCATACCAGGAGCCACGCTTTTTAGCACCCGCGTCCCTCCATTTTTCATAGTTTGCGTTGAACGAAGATCCGATTCAGTACCCGGAAGCCCGGTCAATTTACGTGAGATATCGCCCTGTTCATGTAGGATTGCAAAGCATGACGCCGCTTGTTGCTGTACGAGTTTAGCGAAATTAATATCCTCGAACATACCAGCAATATCAGCCACACAAGCGAACGCCGAAAGTCCCCGCGTTTGACTTACACGTTTGGGGTTGTATAAATGAAATACCTGTCTTAAACCTCGATCGTCACGAACCTTGAAAGCTTCAACATCACCTACCCGTTGTATTTGATAAGACGGCGAAATCTCATCTTTCGTTACCCAGTACTCAAGTCGTCTTCGGCGTTCATCCAACAGAACGCCCAGGACAACGTTTCTTTTCGTGTTTGACGGGGTTTTTACTCTGTGCGCTTCTATCAACTGCAATGATCCCTCAGTAGTGGGAATGGCAATTATATCACCATCAATCAGCATTTGACGGAAGGAGAGTTTGAGCATCTCAAGAAAATCCAATTCCCCGGAGGCATCAACCCTTTCCGGATCAGTGGTATGTTCAATCCATTTGTTTTTTAAATATTGGTCAACTTCAGGGTCACCCGTTTGTGGACGTAGGGGAAAACCGTCTCTAATAGTATTGTCAACAGCGCGCTTAACGATTTGACTAATCAAACTATCATTGACATCCATGTCACGGACATATTCCATGCCACGAAAAAACTTAGACTCATCGATAAACATATAGTCAGCAGTTTTTCCAGTTGAGGATACACCCCGATTCCGGCGAAACCGCGAATTGTTTGCAACCTGGTATTCAGACTTCAAATCATTGAACTGTTCAATCAGCCCTTTTTCGCTTAAATACCACTCACCAGACATTAATCTCGATAATCCTCCATTGAAATGAACACTACTCCGGCGCCTCCCGAGTCCACATCTTTTAATGACGCAAGAAAAGCCTCTGCTTTTTCTAATTCAGATCGAATGACATCAGGATTAAAACCATAAGACTCCCCTCCGGCTTCGTTATCACGAGAATATGTAGTAGGAATTAAAAGGAGAAGTTTTCGACACGCATTGACAAACGCCTTACATTTCGTTTCGTTTTGTTCTGTGGCATAATCAGCATTCGCTAAGTAAGCCGCTTTCGCTGTTTCGAGATCAGAAGCCATTAAAAACACCTCTAAAAAATTTGAGCCTTCCAGAAGAAATAGGAGCCAGTCACTCCTAAGCCCGACTGGAAGGCTCAGTGGAGGCATAACAAAGAACAATTATAATAAATCGATGTTCCACCTTTTAGAAGTCAAATAAAAAATGCAAACTAACAAAAAAAGATTATGAGCCTCATATAACAATAGCATTGACTCATTTGATTTTACATGACTCAAGTATATACAGAAAAACTCTATTAGGGCGATCAATTAATTCACCGGATTCTAACCGTTTACGTTGTTTCAGCAAACCATTAAGCATTCCTCGGAGTACTTGAGCCTTCTCCAGAGACAACCGCGAGATGTTAACATTTCTGACGCAATACTCACCTTTTTTCACTTTCCGGAACGGAACTTCAACAGTCACTTTTGATACTTGAGTCACTTTTGACACTTGCTTTTTAACCATTGTAAAACCTCCCCATATTTTGAATATTATCTCGAAAACTCTTTACAAAATCATACTCATCTTGAGGCTCTGGTTCTCTCACCGGCTCTCTCCCTCCGGCTTGCTTATTCTGTATCATGATCTTACAAAAATTACTCGCACAAAGAGAGATATATAAACAATCGAAAAAATGATTGTTCCGGCTTTCCTGAATCCACTTTATCATTTCTCCTTTACCAGGGACTTCAACCTTAGTTTTCCGCTCAGCGGAAAAATGTTTTGTAATGGTAATATGTTCATTTTTATCCGGAGAGGAATAAAGTTGAATCGCCCCGGCTTGCTCCTCACCGTCAACCAGTACCGGAATAGTCAACGCTTCATGAGACCGAGTCTTCCAGTAGTCAGAATCAATTTCCACGAGCGCAATACCATCAGAACGCAGATATTTGAAATAATATTGCAACCCAACAAATATTGTATTTTTGTCAATCTTTTGAGGTGATAAATAGTTCCTCCCTTTTATCCCACCATACCCCTTTATTGGACGGTATCGAGTACCAAACTCATGGCAAAAATCATATAGAGCCTGGCGGGAATCGGCAAAGCCTGAATCGAACCAAACTTGAAGCGGCATCTTTCGTTCTTTTGAATCCACAACAGGAAACCCCGTTTCAAGAAATTCCTGGAAATCTTTGAGTGCAATCCGTGTGGCTGTATCTGTACCCAAGTCATCCGCTGCAATCTCAAACTTGCCATAATTGCAAATCACGCCCTTATCATCAGCGCGGGAAGCCAAAAGGATATAATAGCCTAACCGTTTATGTAAGTCCACCCCACCGGTAATCCAATCACACCATTGAGGAATTTCCCCCTTTAATGTTTGCCCTCGGCGTTTATTTGTAATTTTGTAATCAAGTATTGTGAGATTTACCTCCGGAGATTCATACGGTATAGACCAATAAAACTGACAGAGCTTGCGCTCCATATCATCTTTTACTCGTTCATCTTCACACTGTTCTTTTTTCCACTCTTCAACCCCGATATCCCCAGGAACCCACATCCTATTGTTGAACGCATTCCACCGCATTGAAAAAGTCAAAACCTTTTCCGGGTCATTCCTATGTTTTATGTCACATTTTAGGTTCATGTTTTCCCGGTCATTCTGAGTCAATGGGTAAGCACAAGCCGGACAAATAAAATAAGATTTGAGATAAGCTTCCTTTTCAGTTTCCGCATCCTGCCAGCCTTTGAGATGTTCCCTTTCAGGTGTCACCCAAGATTTACAATACGGACACTGACACACAATATAACTATCAGTACCCGCTTTTAACTCGCGATATGTTCTTCCCTTCTTTGTGGATAAAGTACATTCAAGATAAATCCGCTTTTGCATAATCCCGTGTGCCAAAGTTCGCGCTTCAATCTGTGAAACAGGATCGGTTTCAATGGAAAGATCACTACCTTCATCAAACCCGTCAATTTCCGTGATTGCGGCAACACGGGTTTCATAATGAGCGCGGGATTTATCTCCCAACTTTCCTGCGCCCCCCCCTGTCATGATTTTTATTGACGTTCCGTTCCGGAAATCAATTGACGTGAACTCCCCGCCCCGGCTCCCCGCTCCTGTTAATGGCATTAAATTTCTATACTTTGACCGCTTGATTATGGGTTCTAAATCTTTCTTCCACTTTTCCATTGCAATCAACGCCGTGGGTGTACCCAGAATTAACCCCTCATTCATCTGAAAAAGATGATAAGTGGCAGGAATTATCCACCCGGCAAGGCTCTTTCCTGACTGTGTGCATCCAGTCAGAAGGTGCCGGGGGAATTTTTGAGAGTCAATCGCTGTGAACCAATGACGCAAAAACGGTTGACGGCTTAGCCGGAACCGTTGGTTTTTGAAAGGTCCCTTTGCAACTACTATATCACGTTCGCTAAATTCTGTCATGGTAAGCGGAGGCTTTGACTTACACTTAGCCAGAAACCACCGGAGAACCTTCTTTGTTGACGGTAATTTGACTTTCAACGTCATTGCTTATATCCTCAATCGCTTCGTTCAATACTTGTTGAGCTTCATCCCCAAACTTGCGTTGAAGTGTATCTCCCACCTGTCGGAGCCTGGAGGCAATTCGTTCGAGCCATATCCTGACCGGCTCCAGCTCACACAGCCGTCCTTCCCGGAGCTCTCTTTCCAGGATTGCAAGTTTTACTTTTTCCCACTTGAGAAGTCGTTCGGCTTTATCAAGATCACTCTCGGAAGATTCAGATTGAGTGCCAAGTCGCTTCTCGCGCCATTTGATCACAGCCTCCAGATTATATGTTTTGTCTCGCCGGTTTCGCCGTAACCCATCGCGCTTGTGCCATTGAGAAACCCCCATTGGTGATATACCATACAAGTCCGCCAGCTCCCCCCCTCTTACCGCCTTCGGGTTTATATACCCTACAGCCCGGACGAGATCGTCAAGCCATCGCCCTTGTGGGTTCCCTTTAATTGACTGAATCAGGAGTTTCTCAATCAGTAGTTTTATTTTGGGGTCTGGTTTTTTCATTAAGGAAATCTCAATATTTTTTCAGATTTAATCCTTTTCAAAAGATCGTTTGGCTCTGGTTCTTTTGTTATAAACAATCCCCCCCAAGTCGCCAAAAATTTTAAGTGAATTCTTCAGCCGACCAAAAGCCTCTCCAGCTTCCTTCAAACCTGAAAGTTTCGTAGGTAATTTTTTCATACACTAAACCGCCGAAAAAAGTTGTATTTGCATAAAAACAGGGCAATGGCTGACAGCCTGCCTACCTCATAACCGTCGAAAGAACCTAACCTGTTATTAGCTGTTTCTTATTGCTTGCTATTTCATTTATTTTTCTCAACATTTCTTTGTTGCTCAATGGTTGAACCCCCAGCCGGATCAAGTGAGCTCGGACTTTACCGTCAACTTTGAAGTGGGGAATTTTCGAGAGTTCGATCAATCTTGGATCGAGTCCCACTTTTGACGCGAACTGTATCAGTTCTCCGGGGTCATCAGCGAACAGCATACAGCAAGGAGTTATTGTTTCTCTTATGGTTCTAAGGTTATCTACATAGATCACTTTTTCCTCCTTTTTGGAATCATCGTTCTTGTTTTATATTCAAGGGGTACTTCCGGTTCCGGCATCCAGAATCGAATCATCATCAATCTCTTTCTTTTTCCACTTTCTGATTCCCAAAAGGAAGAATCAGGGTCTCTTCCTTCCTCAGGGTGAAAGGTTGCGAATATAGGATATTTGTATCTCGTATGCCAAACAATGCACCTTTGCCCGCGTTGTGGTATTTGACTTTTTCTAATACTTCTCCAGCTCTCTTTCTTAAGAGGCGGAGGAAGAGGTATTATTGGACACATGGTTTTCCTCCTTTACTTCAATAGCTTCAGTAAACACACCCACATGAAAACCATATTCAGCATAATAGCCATTAATTTTCTTTATGAAATGTGGAATAAATTTTTCAAACCGTTCTTCATCAAAGGGGACATTCGGTTCTGGTTCAACATCCATGACCATTGTTATTTTGAATTTCATAATTTAATTCCTTTCCCCTGGTTCTTACAGCTCGAGCCAGGTCTCTTCATGACTTTTTCCTTATTCAATTGATCAAGGAAATGAGCAATATCTCTGTGACAATCGGCACTGAATACTGTAGTAAGTGGTGGAGAACAGTGAGAAGAAACAAATTGCTTCCACGGTTTATAATATTCAATCTCAAGGAGAGGAGCTTTTGTCTTATTATTCAGACAATGCCAACAGTCAGAGCCTACCTTTACGAAATGTATAAACCTGTATCTTGTTTTCATGACTTGCGCTCCTTTATCATAAAACTTTACCTCCTATTCACACCAGTTCCAGAATTTTTGTTTCAGGGATCCCTGGAAGAAACCGGGTCTTTTTGATCATACCAGATACTTGTCCTTCTTGAAGGTTTTTCTTCAGCCAGGTGATATCATCAGGGGTTACCCTCACGGGACCTTGAAGTTCTCTTTCCCAGGCGTTTCGTTTATGGGTAGATTTGCATGGCATCTTTTTTCTTCTCCTTTCTTGAATTTTGATCTTCCTTCAACCTTCCTTCAGGCGGGGGGAATATAAATGGTTCCCCCCTTGTAAAAAAGGGGGGGAACCCATATTATTCCCCCCTTTAGGGGGGGATAATATATAGGGAAGATCAACCTTCCCTTTAGGGAAGAAGCTCATCTGAAGGAAGATTCGAAGTTCCCTTAGGGAAGGTTGAAACCCCTGAAGGAAGGTTGAAGGAAGGTTGAACTTTTTTATGCTTTTTTCTAAAAAATCTTTCCTGAAGGAAGATAGAAACCCCTGAAGGAAGGTTGAAGGAAGGTTGAAGGAAGGTTGAAGGAAGATCAAATATAGCAAAAAGTAATACCCTGCATATATGACAGATTTTATAATAACCGAAGGAAGATTAAAAAACCTTCTTTCTCCTTCCCTTAGGGAAGGTTGAAGGAAGGTTGAAGGAAGGTTGAACTTTTGCTTTCTCATAGAAAAAACCTCCCCCTCCAAGTATTTGTCTTTTTATCGTAAATTATTAAAGGATTTTTTAGTTTTGTGATTGCAGATTTAATATAATCTGCTTGTTTTGGTGTGATATTTTTCCCGGTTTTACTGTAAACAATCTCTATAATATGAGCAAACAATTCACTCTGTACTGGGTCTTTCGTGTGTGTTTTTGGCGGCATATAATCAAAGCCAAAATCTGCATATTTTGAGTTTCGATTGTTGCTTTTGATTGTCTTTTCCGGTGCTCCTGTTTTCTCCCAATATATCCCCTTTACTGCATGTTTGAGGAATATCTGTTTTGATGTTCCAGCACGATCGCCACGCTTGGAATGTTCAAAGACATAAGTATCTTTAGAATCCGGCGATTGAAGTACCGTAGAAACCGCACGAGCCCAGTTTGTGAGTTCAGATGATCCAATGCCTAAGTAGGAAAGATCATGCCCCTGAGCCTGTTTTTCGGGGTTTTTGGGAGGCTTCGCTGTATGATGCAGAACTATCAATCCAACATTATACCTGTGTAATATCGGATTGACTTGATTCCTTAGAAATACACTGCAAACCGCTTGTTTCGAAATATCGTCCCCGATATACGCCATTAACGGATCGAGCCAGATAACATCCGGAGCATATCGCTTGCATACATGGTCCAAAAAAGGCGCGAAGAATTCACCGGCTTGAGAATCCTCGTTTATGATTGAGAAATTTGCATTCAGGAGCCTTCGTTCCTCTTTAGAAAATTCCATTGCCTCCGTCAAAGACTGAAACGGTTCTACCAGGTCAAGGAGATTGTTCTCAGCCTGAATAAGTATTTGTTTCAGGGGTCTTATAGGTTGCAGTCCAAATAAAGCCCTTCCTGTGGCAAAGTGACAACACCCCTGCATCGCGAGAACGCTTTTTCCAATTCCGGATTGAGCCACAATTAACCAGGAGCCGGCATGACAAAGAAATCGATTGCCTAAAATCGCATCGGATTTGTCAGAAACCTTGATTGATGTCATTTTTTCCGGGGTTATAAGGTCATATTCATAGAGTTCTGATCTGATCTCATTTTCCCAGGATTCCCATGATTCCGCGCCCTCATTAACACTTATGAGGTATTGTTTTTTGCCGGCGCGGGTAATACCAGGCATCCGGGACAGTCGTGCCGGGTTTGAGCATTGCCGGTCAACCTTGAATCCGTACTTTTCTAGGGTCTCAAATAAGAACTCAACGCGTTCTCTGAAAAGTTTGGCATTGTGACCCGCTTGAATTTTTGTAATTGCATGAATTGACTTCCTTCCTGAATGCACGATTGCCGCCGTGGGTAGGTTTAATTTTCGGATTATTGATAATTGTTTTTCCAGGAGTAAATCATCAGACTCAACTAAAACATGACGGTATTCAGTACAGTTTGAGTTTTTGCACCCGTTACCGTCCATCGGGTTTATTCTAATCCAGGCTCCCGCGGCTTCCTTGTAGTCACCTATTGCAAAGGTGATGTCATGCTTGTTTTCCCATAGTTCATTAATCAAGAGGTCTCGATTTTTGTTTTCACCGTACCCATACGGGATATTTCGGTCATTCGCTTGTGTAGATTTGACCACGAAATTCACTGTTTCATCATCTTTGAAGAGTGACTCAAGGTATTTGACCAGATGTTCCGCTTGCCAGGTGTTCCCCTTCGGTGCTTCCGGTATGCTTCGGGGACCGATTTCGGAATCCCAGGTTAAAACATAGCCGGTTCTTTTTTGACGGTAATCTATATTTTCTCCTGCGTCTTTTACCCATTGAACCAGGGTTCCCACCGAGACACCGCTGTTACCATTTTTGAACGATTTCCACTTTTGCGCGCATACCCCTTTTTGATATTTGACGCTTTGTTTGCTCCAGTTTTTCCAGGTTGCCAGAGGAAGCCCCGCGCTTTTCAGAGCCATACCAACAGTTAACCAGGAGCCGTAATCGTCACACCGGAACAATGGAAGTTTTTTAAGACATTGAAGGGCAACGTCTTTATCGCTTAACATACCACTGCCTCCCTTCTCCAGCCGTTTTGAGCCAGGGTGTCAATCAGTTGACTGGCTTCCTGGAAGGTAAACATCCCGGCGTTTTCATAATCGTAGCGTTCCAGGAGCTTTACCTGTTTTGGGGTTGCAAGATCACGTTTTGAACGTGAAATACAACGGGTGATTAACATTGAAGCAAAACCCTTTGTAGGTATCTCGTTTTGATCAAAGCCAAACTTTGTCAAAAGCCGTAACTGGTTATCCGTGGGAGGCTGTTTTTCCCAGGGAAAAGTAGGTTCATAGGTTTGAAGAGCCTCATCATGGAGGGATAGCGCAAATTCCAGGGGATTAACGGTTCTCCGCTTTTTAGCCTTGTGTTCTTTCAGGTCCCGGGCAAGTTTTTCTTCACGTTCCTTTGTAACCTTGCCTTTTGCCTCGATTTCAAGTTGTGTGAGATCAAGCGCGCCTCCGGTTTGCTCCTGTATCTCTGTCATCTTTTTAGCGATCTCTTCATTTTCAGCCAGGAGTGACGCCGGGTGACAAAGGTCATGGCGCGCTGTATGCCATAGGAAATCGAGTATCAGAAGTTTTTTTCCGGGAAGGGGGCGAGTACCGCGTCCTACAATTTGAGCAAACAAAGACCTGATTTTTGTGGGTCTCAAACAGACCACACAGTCAATGGAAGGTTCGTCAAAGCCTTCAGTGAGAAGCATGGAATTACAGATAATTTTCGTTTCTCCGGACTTGAACCGAGCCAGGGTTTCAGCGCGTTCCCTTGAAGTGCCGTCAATATGCTCTGCTTTAAGTCCCCGTTGGAGTAATAGATTTGTCATTCTTTCAGATGTTACAATCAGGGGTAGGAAAATCAGGGTTTTTCTGTTTTCGGGAATATTCTCAGCAATTTGGGAAAGGTAAGGGTCAAGGGCATTGCCTAAGTCTCTGTCATTGAAGTCTCCCGCTGTGACTCTAACCCCTTGTAAATCTATATTCAGCGGGATTGTTTCAGCTTCAATTGGACAAAGCCAACCTTCAGAAATTGCATCTCTGACAGAGTATTCAAATGCTAAATCATCGAAAAACGCTCCTAAGTTCTTTTTATCTCCGCGGTCAGGAGTAGCCGTTACACCGAGCACTTTCGCTTGATTGAAATGGTTTAAGATGTTTTGATAACTGAGAGAAAGAACGTGATGAGCTTCATCCACTATAATGGTTTCAAAATAGTCTTTTGGAAACCTGTTCAACCGTGATTGTCTCATGAGTGTTTGAACGGATCCACAAGTAACTTGAAAAAAGGAGTTCAAACAACTGTCACCGGCTTTTTCAATAGCAGAGTCAAGTCCTGTAGCCTGTTTCAACTTATCTTGAGCCTGCTTTATTAACTCGTTTCTGTGAGCCAGGATAAGAACTTCATTTCCTTCTTCAATCTCACGTTTTGCAATGTTTGAGAAGATAATCGTTTTTCCGGTTCCGGTAGGTAGAACCAGGAGCGTTTTTCGATATTCGTCCCAAGACGCATAAACGCCTTGTATTGCCCTTTTCTGGTAGTCCCTTAGTTGCATACCTTCATGTCCTTTTTCTTTGCTCCTGTGGCTTTTTTGGCGGGTTTTTTCGGGGTTTGAGTCTTTTGTTCCTCCAACTGTTTTTGGAGCACCTTTGAAGGCTTGAATTTTTCAGAAGCTTCCTGGAAAAGTTTCTCCGGATTGACTTCGTAAACTCCCATAATTCCTTTTGCTTTTTCCCAGCCTTCGGAGGAAAAATAGGTGTTTATATTTTTAAGTGCATTTAGAAAAATCCTCTTGATTTGCTCATTGAGAGAAAATCTTAAACTGCAAAAAGGCTCAGAAGACTGGAGGGATGTTTTATTTGATCCTTTAATCCCCCACTTTTTAAACGTTTCTGAAATTTTAGCCGCTTCTTTCCAGAAAAAACCTTCAGGAGCTTCATGTTTTGGCTTTTCTATACCATTTTTGTCAAACCAGGCTCCCTCAATTCCGAAGACTGAAGCACAATAAGCCGCTGTAAAGATATCCGGAAATGTAACTTCTTTATTTTCATTCAGCAATTCCATAAAAAGATGAATCGCATACCGACAGCGGCGTTTCTCAAGTGCCTCGAGGCGTTCATTAAGGGGTCGTTCCCCCTTTGATGTTACCTTTTTATTCGGGTCCTTGAACCAGGAGACTTTTCCAATTTTTGAGCCGTTCACATAGATTCCCGGGAAGGAATCAGGATCATTCTTTTTGCCTTTTTTAAACTCCCAAGCCCTGACCGGTTCTGAAGAATAAATTCCTTTTTCTATCCAGCCCCCGTCATTTATGAATTGCGGTTTTTGCCCTTCCTTTTCCAACTGCTTTTTGATTTCCTCGAGGCGCTCATTCGTTTTGGCTTCAAAGCAAGGCCGGTCAAGACACCTGTCACCCTTTGAAGATTTTTCAGTGTTGACATCAAATATATCCGGTTCATAACCGGCGCGTAGCTTGCAGGTTTGACAGCATCGTGTGTCAAAGACCGCCCCGTCAAGGAGCCGTACAAATCCTCCCAGGTATCGTTTTAACTCCTGATAAGAACAATTATCAGGAGCTGCTCCATATTCAGTTTGAAAAATTTTCAGGATTCGTTTTTGCACTTCTCCAGGGAACTGTGCGATCAACTCGAAATACCGGGGTTTCCAGGAAAGGAAATTTCCCCTTTTTTCCTCATCATCTGAAAGCATGATGTTTTTCCAGGCTTTGATTAATCCCTGGAGCTTAGTCCTGCGGCGTACCCAGGAAACGGACTTGTCAAACTCCGCAGCGACCTCCTCAGCCGGCATGTATTTCAACATTGCGGAAACGCTGAAAGCTTCTTCAATCGGGTTTAAATCCTCACGATCCATATTTTCAGCCATTGTAATTTTGCAAGCCTGCTTGTCATTTGCATCTACCACGACAACGGGTAGAAGTTCTTCTTTGTTAATCTGAAAAGCTCTGAATCGGCGTTCACCCGCAAGCAATTCATACTTACCGTCTTTTTTCGGGTGTTTCCGGACAATTGGACGCTGTAAAAGCCCCTCACATTTCAGCCGTTTGGCGAATTCTTTAAGAGATTTGCTCGGTTTTTTCGGAAAAATTCTCCCGTTATTCGGGGAAGGGATAATCGCTTTCAAGGATATGAAAGACGTTATCCCCTTTGCGATTTCATTCGGTTTGGCGTTCATTATATTACCTCCGATAAAAAATGAATTAGAGCAGGGAGATCCTCAACTCGAAGCGTAACAAGCCACGGTTGACGATTCCCCCTGTGCATGACAACCGGGACTTTCGTCCCCGCGTCTTTAATGGATTGAGACAGAGCAGCTCCAAGTTGAAGCCGCTCTGTCCTTTTGCACTCAATATGCGCTCCAGGCAACCCCACAACATCATCACCCTCAAGACCGTTGTATTGTTGCCCTCGCCTGCATTCCACGGGGAAAACTGCTGATAATAATTTTGCGAGTTCCAATTCCCCCCGTTTACCTTTATTTCGAGACCGTTTTCCACTCATGAGATGGAAATCCTTTCATAGAGTTCCAGCATTGCCCGTAGATGTTTCATATTGTATTCAACGCACTGCTTTTTATTTGACTTCCACCATACACGGAATTCATGTCCCGTTAAAGGGGTCTCATCCAGGGGAATATTGAAGGCTTTGCAAAGGTGTTTCAAGCTCCGGGATTTTGCCTTGCGATCTCCCAGGCTCCAAAAATAGGTTATGTCAACCCATCGTTTTGGTAGGTATTGGAAGAGATCATTACGCCACATGACAGGGAAAGGAACCTCGTGTATCAGGCTCCTGTGGATAATCTGAGAGGCTTCAGCCCGGATGTTATCGCCGACTACTCTCAGGGGTTCATGTTTTGTCATGACCTCCCAAAAGTCGATCAGGATTTCATCTTCCTCTTTGTGTTTTATGGTTATTTCCTCTTTCGATTCCTCACCCTGGAAAAGAATAATACCGATCAATGCAATCTTCGACTGTAATGAATCCTGATAGCATCCTTCTCCATGTTTCCAGTCCAGGATTGCATTTTGAATTTTGGCGTCTATCTTTTTCTGATCTTTGAGGTTGCCTGTTTTTACACTTGAAGGGGTAGGTCTTAGAAATTCCCGCTCCTTTACAGGTAGAGGAACGGTCTCAATCTTGATAAACGCTGTTCCGTTAGAAGGGTAAACCATCATCTTCCTCCTTATCTTCAACCTGAGATTCCTCATCTTCAGGATTGAGATATTTTTTAACGCGATTAACTTTTTGTTCTTTTCCATCATTTACTGTGTATTTTCCCACAGCCAGGCGCGCTTTACCGGTTGCACCGACAACTTCATTCCATCGGGGCTTCAGCCGTTCCCCGTGTTTCCGTTGCCCGATCGCCGTGAAAAATTCACAGAGTTTCCATTCAAGCTTCGTATGCAAAACCAGTGCCGATGTGATTACGGTTTGACCCTCATCACATGTACATTGCAGTTTGAGTTTTGCCATCGGACACCCCTTCATTTCACCCTGTGAAACAGAGGATTTTTCCAGCTGCAAAACTTTAAATTCAACTATCGAACCGTCTGGAAGAAGCATAAATTCTTCCCCGTCATGTTCAATCGTATCGTTCCAACCCAACCGTTTTTCTTCACTCATTGTTATTGCCTCCTTTTTCAAAATTCCCCTTCAACACGACCCATTTTTTAACAACTTTTTTGAGTGCCTTCGGATCCGCTTTCTCTAGAGGTTCCCCCTCCGGAAGGACTTTCTTCTCATAGAAGAATTTCAGAAGGTTTTCCTCCGGGATGTTTTCTTCCTGGAGCTTCTTGCGAACCGCTTTAACTTCAGGGGTTTCTTTAGGGTTCTGTTTTGTGGTCTTTCGGGTTTTCTTTTGTTTCTGAGGGGTTTTCTTTATTTGTGGTTTGGAACCCAGGAGGGGCAAAAAGTGTTCCTCAAACGTGACTTTCATGCTGTCTATGGTTTGACCTGCGTTAATGATTTGAGGCAATCCGAAGCGGTTCTTTGCATCAGAAAAAGCTGTGTGCGTCGTGTAAAGCAGATGGTCTTTTCCTCCGTGTGCCTTTTTTTTGCTATCAGAGTTTTCGAAGACTTCCACGTGGTAATTGATGAAAATTTGTGCATCAACCCACTCCTTAACCAGGGGAGCTACTTTTTTTGAGAGAGACAACTCGTAATGATCAAACGCTCCGGATTCTTCAGGTAGTTCAATCTTTTTGATTTGGGAATGAGAGATAATGACAATGTTCATGCCTTTTTCATTTCTGAGCGCGTCAAGTTCAGCCAAAAAAGCGGAGATCATTTCCGCTTGCCAAGTGTAGCCTTTTCCATAGCCAAAGTCCTCAATTCCCTTTTTCCCGGACTTTTCACATAGATTGAGAACCGCGATTTGTTCCAGTTTGTCAAAGGTGTCGATTACCAGGGTTTTGAAGTTTTCGCTTCTGAGCCATTTTGTAAAATTAAGGGCATCCTCCCACGTTTTGGAAAATTCAGCTCGTTTGACATTGAGTTCGTTCGTGCCTTCCTCACAGTCGAAAAACACAGCCCCCGGGAACATAGAACCCAGGGTGCTTTTCCCGATCCCTTCCGGACCGTACACAAGAAACCGTTTCGGTCTCTCCGTGATTTTGCCAGATTTTATCATTGACTTTCCTTCCTGGTTCTTATATGAACCTTTTAGATTTTGGGTTTGATCCGGTTTTTTGCCGGATCATTTTTTTATCAATTCGCTTAAACTGGACACCTCAACAGTTGTAATCGTTGACTTGTTTCCGCATCGGTCACAGGCGCGGATTATCGTACCGAGTACACCCTGTTCAATTTTGTCCAAAGCGGCACTACGTATGCACTTCCCGCGCTTATGGACTTCCGCCTTGATTGCTGACCGGTTAATAAAACCCATGAAATCACCTCCTTTCAAATAGGTCTCACTGTTCGTTTCTTCAAAAACGCCTCAACATCCGCCTCCCGGATCCGTGTTCTCCGGGGAGATAGTTTTACAAAAGGCAAAGCCCTTGCGCTCATTAGTTCGCGAAGGGCTTTTTCGGGTATATTTAATATATTAGCCGCCTCTTTAACAGTGAGTAACAATTTTTATGCCTCCGAAAAAAAATTAGGGCATGAAACGTTAAATTTCATGCCCTGGAAGAGAGGATTGCCGCTTTATCCCCAAATTTTTCTTTGTCCCCCAAACTTCTTCATATGGCATCCCGATTTCATCTGCAATCAGCTGTTGAAGCCTTTGACTCTTGCCTTTCCGCTGTATAATCATTGTCACAGCTGATGGAACAACCCCTGCTTTTTGTGCAATTTCTCGTAAAGTTTTCTTTTCTAAGACAATTTTAGACTTGATTTCCTCGGGAGTCATTTTGTAATTTTTCCTTGACAGATATTGAACTTATTCAATTATGAGTAACGTTATTCTACTATTATTAGAATCTGTCAAGGGAAAAAGTGATAAAAAGTAGAAAATTTATTAAGGGAAGAAATTTATAATGGATGATTCAATAAATGCTGTCTTAAAACGCCTTAAAATTGTGAGAAAAAATAGAACGCAAGAAGAATTTGCTACTAATCTCGGAATGAAAAGGGCAGCTTATGCCCGTTTAGAAAATTCAGGGACTTTTTTATCCATAGATATGTTAAAAAAAATTGCAAAAAAAGAATCGGTTAATCTCAACTGGCTTCTAACCGGAAAAGGAAATCCTTATACTATTCCTGAATCCTTACGCTCTCAGACCGCTGATAAAATAGAAGAACCTAAATCAGAATATGTAGATAGTGTTGCTAGAATTGCTTCTGTACCTCAAAATAAAAGACCTTTTACTACTCGAAAAACAGGTATTCCTATTGTTGGACACGTGACAGCAGGGGAACCAACTGCTATTTATTCGGATATTCAAGATGCAATGGAAGTTGATTATGTTATAGATGAATTTTTCTATCATCGCCTGAAATATAATATAAAAAATCCTGTTGTTTTTGTCATGGTTCTTGGAGATTCGATGTTACCAGATTTCCATGAAGGGGACCATCTTTTGATAGAGAGAAACGTCCCTTATGATATGATCAAGAAAAATGCTTATGGTATTTTCGCAGACGAAAACGGCGAATTCACTTTCAAACGCTATAATCCCAAAAAGAATATTATCCTCTTGGAGCCCCTCAACTCCAAATATAATACAATTGCCGTTCGCCCTGAAGATATTAAGATTTTTGGGGTTACAATTGCTTTATTTCGACCACTGCGCTAAGGAAATAAGATGTTCCGGAAGATAATTAATAAAATCCAAATTGCTTATTATAGTTTCTCTGGCAATTTATTTCTTATGTGATTATATCAGAGAAAAAATGAAACGTGAATATCTCAAATGAAGCACAAAAAATACAATCGTGGTATCATCCGCAAGACCGCCCAGGGGTGCTACTTGGCTGAAGTCAACTACCACTACAAACGCCATCGTAAAACCCTCAAAACACTGCCCCAGGCGCGCACCTGGATCGATGCCACAGTCTATGAATTAGACAACCAACACCGCCCACTAAGCCCCTTTGAACTCAGAGAAGCCCGGGAAGCCATCGCACGCCTCCCCGAAAACGTCTCCCTGCTCGAAGTGGTCAACCAATATCTCGCACAACTCCACTCTCTCCACACCGTTTCTGTACAGACCGCCATTGAACAGTATATTGACGAAAAAAGGCAATCCGGACTACGCCCCCGATCCTTGACAGAACTCCGCGTTCACCTCGGCAGGCTCCAGGCTCAATACGGCAGCCTAGACATCTCCGATATCACAGGTGCTAACCTCATTTCCCTCTTTGGCTTGATGGATATAAGCGCTACTACACGCAACAACTACCGCCGTACACTACGTGGCTTCTTCACTTGGTGCAAAAAAGCTGGCTATATGGCGCACAATCCGGCTGAGGCAATCACCCGAGCGCGTATCGATCAAAAACTACCCGGCATTCTCACCGTAGATCAAACCCGGAAAATCCTTCGATCCTCCGTAAATACCCATCTGACCGCATACTTCGCCCTTGCCCTGTTCGCCGGGATACGCCCCGCCGAAATCCTCCGGCTCAAATGGCAGGCAATATCAAAACATATACATATCGGTCCCAGTGTGGCAAAAACCCGCGCCCAACGTTACGTCACAATCACACCCAATCTCAAAGCCTGGCTTCGCGAGTTCGGGCGCAGGCGCGGACCTGTGGTGTCCCTTTCGGAAAAACGCTTCTGGAAGGAATTCCGCGCTGCCCGCTCAAACGCAGGCATAACCACCTGGCATACCGACGCTGCCAGGCATTCCTTTGCCACCTATCACCTCGCCCTTCACCGTGACGCTCCTCTCACCGCCCACGAGCTGGGGCACACCTCCCCAGCCACCCTCTACAAACACTACCGCAACCTCGCCACGCTAAACCAGGCAAAAAAGTACTTCTCTATCACTCCTTAA